CTCAATTGCTACACCACTTTGCAAGCCGGGATTGTCTCCCATGTTTGCAGAGTACATTCCAGAAGCGTAAGTAATCATGCCCCTCATAGACTCAGAGATTGTTCTTAGCCCCGGATTAACTATTGCCCCGCCTACTTGCTGAGGTATGCCCGGAGCATCTGGATCAGGATTGTAGAACTGCACAGGCTCAGAGTTAGTGTTAAGAGTTGACAGACTATCTTCGTGACCAGAGGCCTGAGCTGGGGTCATCATAAACTTAGCTCTAGGCGCTAAGGCTCCTTCTTCAATCTCTCTGCTCATTGAGTAGTTCAATACTCTTTGAGGATCAAGAAGTTTTTCTACTACACCCCAATAGATAGACTTGTTCTCTGTAATTCTGTAGTTGGCATAGATAGGAACAACAGGCATTCTGCTAAAAACTGTTTCTGATTTATCATCTAACCAATCTTTTGCGTCAAAGAATCTGCTGCAAATTGTTTTCTTAACTCGCTTTCTTCTTTGTATCTCATTAATTCCCATTGCTTTGAATTCATCTTTCAACTTCTTTAGATCATTGTCAGCTTCATGCACAGAGCCATTATCAAACATAACTAACTCTCTATTGGATTCTTCACAATAGATAAACTCACCAATAACAATAACCTCAGCCTTGTCATAGTAAGCATCACCATCTCTGCCTTCCGATACGCTTTCTTCTGATCCATCAGGCCATCTGCGTTGGTACTCTTCTTTGCTTACAGCGTGTAACACAAAGCAATAACGACTATCAGACTTGTCTTGTTTTTCTGCTGCTGGGTCAAAGAAGACTCTATCAACAGCGTTGCCTATCTTTTCAATGACTAAGTCTTGCTCAAAAGAATCATCATCAATGTATTTCTGTGAAACTCTCCAAGCATCAAAGCCGCCTACTACCATTCCTCTAGCTGACTCTGAATAAACATCTGAAGCGTCACTCATAGTTTCTATGTTGCGTATGATTCCATCGTAGGTGTTTGCAATGGGCTGAGTAGCATTACCGCCAGCAGGCGCAATCTTTACATCAAACTCTGCCTGCGTTATCTCTGAACAGATTTGATCCACAATAGGGTTAACAAGATCAAACGTATAGCGTGGCTTTTTCTGATTCTTTGCTTGGCTTAACCACTTAGCTTCCCACTGTCCATCTCTCTTGTCTAAGAACAGAGCGCATTCCCTAGCCTGATCTCTCATATCTTGGTCAGCGCTTTGAGACTTAGTCAAAAGGTCTTGGACGTAATCGTGTTCTTTGTATTTCTTTGAGGAGTAAGGTTTATCGTCTTTGTATTTCATTAGTCATTCCATCCTGCAAAATTTATTTTAGTAGGAGCCGCTAATGTCTTTGGCCTGTAGCAAGCCATCATCAGAGCATCACCCATGTTTGGAGATGGAAGCTGATAAGGCTTTCTAGCCATCTCTACCTTAGACATAATTTGTATCTTCCCAGTGTTGCTACGCTTCAAAGGAATACGACAAACCTCAGACCTAATCTGATCTAGGTTAGATATACTTGAGGATAAGCTAATTTGCTCCTCCGGGTCTACATATTCTCCACGCTCAACTGCACGATAAGTGTTGTAGAATCTGTCCCGCAGCCGCCACCAATATTGCGCTCTCTTGTTAAAAAAGGTTTCTCTATTTGTTTTGTTCTTTGTCTTCCCGCCTTCAGTATAAGGATGTTCTGGCTCTTCTACTCCCTCTGAACCCTTGAACATAAAGTAGTCTATGCCATTCTTGTTAGCTAAAGCATTGTCTACTTGCCGTTTAAGACTAACACCTAAGCCATCGCAATCCCAAACAAACCAGTCAGCTTGGTTCTCTAGCGCCTTATCTAGCGCCCAATCCATTCCATCTGCTGCCTCTCCGGTTACCATCTCACTTATATCTAGGATTTGGTTTCCTCTCCTCACACAGAATCCCTTTGAGTCACCGCCTGTGTCTGAAGGGTCGTGGCTGGCTATTATTGCGCCTTCTCCTTTCCATCCTAGTTTGGTATGGGAATCAATAGCTGCATCAAACCACTCTACACTTATCAGGCTGTCTTGGACCTCATCATAGAACTCTCCCTCCCAGATATGTTTATACAGGGCTGCTGACATACTCTTCTTATCATGCTGCCTCTCATCTTCTAGGACTGAAGGGAACTTAGGGTTCTTGTCGTAGTTAACCCAATAGATACAATGCAGATCATCAGAGTAATGCTTGCTTCTCCTTAGCTCTTTCTCAAACGGAGTAAAGAACCTTTGGCTGAATGCATCATTCTTGCTGCGTGGGTTTGCACTGATTAGTATCTGACTCCCTTCTTTTCTCAGCGTAGGAGTTAATGCCTTGAGACTTTCAAAGCTAAGGCTCTGTCCCTCCTCCACCCAGAATAGATCAAAATCATGGTACGACTTTACATTCTCTGGTGATCTGGCTAGGCCTCTAAACACAAAAGCAGTATCACCATTCTTGCGGAAGTTTATCTGGTTGCTTTGGATTTCAAATACATCTTGTAGCCCTTGTCTCTCTATCTCTGAGCAAAGCAAAGAGTACACACTGTCTTGCATACTGCTCTGGAACTCTCTAAAGCAGGCTGTCTTCTTGCCTTGCATTGCTTTAGCTAAGAGTATGTTCGCTATGCCTACGCTTTTGCCTGAGCCTCTACCGCCAAAGAGAATAAGAAACCTTGCTTTAGACTGAGCAAGTTTGCCTAGCTCTTTGTTGATGACTGTAAGGTTATAGTTCATTAGTAAGGACGCTTTCGGTACAAATCTCTAGGGACAGACATTCGTAAATGTTTTTGGTGCATCCATGCGTCTTTATCTGGGTTTTCCCAATTTGCTACCACTCTGTTATACGCACTATTCAACAAGACATTGGCTTTTAGTCTATCGTTTCCAATTAATTTCTTTTGGCTTTTAATTTTCTTTGACAGCTTTTTACCTTTGAAACCAATTAAATTGTTAAGCCTCAAAGCAATAAGATTGCAGCTTTCTAATCTGTTAGGCATAAGTAGCGCCTTTCGGACCAGCCTTCTTTTTCTTTCTCTTCTCTTGAGCTTTTGCATAGGCGACTGCTATGGCTTGGTTGCGTGGCTTTCCAGCGTTGATCTCTGTACGGATGTTCTTGCTTATGGTTTTCTTGCTGCTACCTTTCTTGAGTGGCATAAATCCTCCCTAGTCATCTGCACCAATGACGGTGATCGTTACCTCTACGTCTTGCTCTACAGGTCCACCACCAGCTCCTGTAATTTCCTGCCTAGATTTCTCGGTCCAGTCCATAGTGTGGGAAAGATAAAGCTTCAAGCTTTGAAAGTCTTTGTCAACAATGGCTTTTTCTTTTAGCGTATTTACAGCAAGCATTCCCGCCTTCATTCTACTCTTCGTATAGGCGGTAAAAACTCTCTGATCTCTTTTGAAGATTTCCCGTAAGGTCTTGGCAGTTATAGAAAAATACTCAGCTAACTGGTCGTGAGTTAATACCGGACCTAATTCTTCTATCTCATCTATTTCTTCATCTGTAAACTTACGCTCAGGTCTTGCCATCGCTTCCTACTAGACCGAATCCGGTGAAAGGAATATGAACCACTGGTTCAACATCCTGTGAGTCTCCTCTATCGGTCCTGCCTCCCATTGCTACAGTAAAATCACACTTAGCTAAGTCTACCATTTCTAGTAGATCGGTCCATTGAACTACAAGCAAGCAAGGTTTTCCAGTATCTTCATGTAATCTTCTTGCAGCCTGTAGCTTTGCCAATGATAGCATATACGTTGCATAAGACCCAGCAGGCTTGCTTCTATGCTTCATTTCAATAAACGCCACTATCTCTCTGTCTCTCTCAGCACAAAAATCTAGCATAGACTTCGTAGGCAGTTTGGTTAACTTACATCTCCAAATTTTCTCTAGTCTGCTTTTTAAGAATGTTTCGTTGAGCCTGTCTCCCTCTGTTTCATAAATTGGTCTACTCAAGGCCTTTCTCCTCTCTGACTTGTCTTCTAGCCTTAGCTTGGCGCATGAACTTATAATCTGAATGCCTCATTTTTTCTTTTTTCTGTACTGACTTTTCATGTATTAGTAGAAAAGTATCGTCTAATCCTTTCTTTTGCATAAGCTTGTAGTCTCTATCTGGTGCGAACGGAGTGTCCCCAGAGAACAAGTCAGATGTTTTTAGCCCCACAGCCTCTGCTATTGCTGGAGCCTTAGACCCACAAGCAAAGCAATAAGCTAGTATTTTGTCGTCAACAATCTTAATAGTCATGCTGGGATTGTTGTCATCATGAACAGGACATAGCGCAGTATATTTGTCATCGCCTACTTGTTTAACTTTCTGTAAACGATTCAAGAAGTTATTGACGTAGCTCATGCTCTCTCCTCTTATAATTCTTAATGTTCATATGCTGGATGTAACCTTTGACTTCTTCTGGTATCTCTGTACTAGCTACCTTGTCTAAGCCTCTGGGCCATACCCCAAACTTTTTACGATAAGCCCAGCTAGACCATCCATCCTTATAACCTCGGTTTATGCAATGCCTTATCAAGCCGCTAAGGAAGACTTGTTTGTCCTCTTTGCTAGTAAGCCTGTTAAC